CTATCATGGTTTAACTGTCCGGTCAAGTCGGGCCAAGGCCATACGCGGGACCTTGGCCACAGCAGTACGATCGGTCAGTGTCGGTCCGTCTGTGCCGCTTCTAGAGTCTCCTCTACAATCACCGGGTTGTACCGTCCGCCGCTATTTGGACGCGGCCCTTCTGTACCGCATCGGCGAACTTGATCACCGCACACGCCTGCGTATTCCACTCCTGGTAGTACAGATCGGCTTCGTCGATTTCCCGGTCGACCGTAATATCCCAGCCCTCGTTCTCGAGGAACTCGGCAACGATCGCGAATGTCGACTCGGCGACATCCTGGTTCGCGCTACCGCCGAGGATCGACCATAGCTCCTTGAGCGCGGCTGCGTCAGCCACTGAGCTCACCCCTTTCGTCCTGCGCGACCTCCTTGAACCCGAGGGTCGCTCGCTCCCCTTCTTCGCGACCGGCGATGTACCCGGCCATGCTTTTCGAGCCCCGGCGCCTCCTCGCGACCTTGGTCTCACCGAACAACTGTGCGACCCAGGCCTTAACGGCGTCCTCCTTGCTCTGGATCGCGAGTGCGGTCCCGGGCTCCATCGCTTCGGCGGACTCGATGACCTCTCGGCCAATCCGCTGCAGGCGACCGTTGACCGTCCGGGTGAACTCGTCCCAGAACCCGCGACGGTAGGTCCGCTCCACCTCCGGGTCGCGTAGCGACATTGCGCGCTGGGCCTTGTGCTCGTGGTACCGAACGGAGCACTGCATGAATGCCTGCCGAGATAGCGACTCCCAGAGCAACTTCCCCTCTTCGAGGTCCGACTCGTAGCCGAATGCCACCAGCCGAAGCGCATTGCCGGTCCCGAACCTCAGAAGGTAGCAACCCGCGTACCGGAATGCGACACCGGCCAGTGCGGACTGCTGCATCTTCGGACGCTTCAACGCGATCTCGAACTTGTCCATCTCTTCGACCACTTCCCGCTTACCGCGGGTTGCGGCGTTCGGGTCCCTAGCGGCATCGCGGGCCAGGGTAAGATCGATCTCGTACTTCTTGGCGAGCCGCATTGCGCCGTCCGTGAATTCGGCGGCTTCGGCGGGAGTGACACTGGGATCCTCCGCCTTTCGCAGCAGTGCGGCGATTGTCTCGAACCGCTCCTCGCGGTCCTTCTTAGACATGGTAGCCATCGTAATGCCGTCCTTTCGCCGGGTTGTACCGGCCTAGTGCCTTTCCTCGGCTTCTTTCACACGGCCAGGTTGCCGAGAATCTCCAGGGCCTCCTCGACCGCTCGGTCGAACTTCTCGCTGGCATCGGCCAGCCAATCCTCAAGGTCGCCAACCTCGGGCTTCTCCTCCTCCGGCTGATCCGAGGGCTCGAAGGACTGCAACTCCTCGACCCACTCCTCAAGAGCGTCGCGGCGCTCTCCGAGCTGTTCCTCCAGCATCGGAGCGTTCTGGATCGCCTCCTCGTCCTCCTCGATGAGCCCCTCGGCCGTTCCGGCGGCCTCGGTAAGGAGCTCCTCGATCTGCCGAACCTGGTCCGCCCAGTCCCCTTCGTCGTCCCACTTCAGGGCCCGAATGCTGGCCTCGGCGTCCTCCTGTGCGGCGTACACATCCGCCATCTTGTTGTCGGTGAGCTCGGAACGACGCGGTGCGCATTCCGGCTTCATGCAGCGCCGGACCTTCACCCTCCCGCGGTACCCCGGCTTAAAGTATCGGTACTCCGACCCTTCCGGAATCTCGTCACCGCACTTGGTGCACGTGTAGTTCTTCATCGACTTCTTGACGTGCTTCGCGATTGACATCTCGTTACCTCCTGGTTGTACCGGTTAGCTGCCGAATCGTGTCTTCGATTGCGGCAATTGTTGCGGAGCTCACACCGAGCCCCCTTAGTTGGCCCTCCGTCCTTGCATAGCCGCGCGTTACCCGGCCGTCCTTCACTGCCTCGGTAACCCGGAATCCCGGTCCATCGAATGGCAGGTCGGACCCGGCACGTAGCTTCGTGCGGTCGGTGTCACCCGGCATCACGAATACCACGTACTCGACCGTTCGACCGGCCGCATCCGTCCAGCTTAGTCGTTGCTCGCTGCTATCCACCGCAGCTCCTTCCCTCACTGTCCAGTCTACACGCCAGCGGGGATGAAGTCAAGCTGGGAGGAGCGGCATCCGAGCAGCTCAGGCGCGGCGAGATCAGCCGCTGGGGTCCCGGGTAGGTAGTGGTCCGTCGGCTTCCGTCACGAGATCGTGTGACACCAGTCCGCCCGTACGGTCGCCGTCCTCGAACTCTCTCGCTACCGTTCGGAGGAACGCTGCGACTGCGATGCTGCAGTCCGCTTCCGTCGCGTCCTCCTTGACGACGATCCAGCCGACCTGGTGCTTCGGGCTGTTGCCGATCGCTAGCCAGATCGGAATCCGCTTACTCCCCGTCGTAGACATGACGGACTCAGTCGCGGGGTCCGCCGGACGCGGGAAGACCAGCACCGCCCCCGGCAGCGATTATCGCGGGGGAGCCAGTAACGATGAACTGCGAATCGCCACCGGCACTACCGCCGGCCTCGGTCGGGTGTGCGATTACGTTGTGGTGCAGGAGAAGGGCGTAGGCCATCACTGCGAACACGGCGATGTCCCGGTACGAATCGACAACCGGCTCGTTCGTGGCGTTGCGCCCGTTGCGGCGCAGGGAGCTCAGGCGGGATAGCTTGCCATCGACATAGAGATGCGGGATCTCCCACGGTTTTAGCCCGTACCGCTGAGCGTACGCGAAGTTCCCGTCCAGCGTCTGCTCCGCGGTGTCGTAGTCCTTGCCCTTCGCAGTGAAGGTACTGACCAACGCGTCGAGGGCATCGTAGAGCTGATCGGGAACCTCAAGCGTCTTCATTCCGGCCAGTCCTCCTTGTGGTCCCGCGCTAGGTGTTCGACCCAAGCGTCTACGGCGTCCTGCATCGAATCGCCGTGTGCGTGCCAGCCGCAACGTGGCGTTCCGAGCGGAGTTACCGGTTGCTTTAGTAGACGCACATAGCAGGTTGCGATCGGGTCAACGTTATCGAAGTGCAACGCCATTGGCATCGCATCTTCGCCTACGGTAATAGTGCGCTCGCGCATGCTTCACCGTCCTGGATCGAGTTCGTAGCGACCTTTGTGCTGGAGGATCTTATGCATCGGATAGGTGTCGCCACCAAGCGCCTGTAGGGCTTCCGCAGCCGCAAACGTAATTGGCGAGTACTTCACCTCGTTGCAGTGCATAGCCGCATTGGCCTGGTCGACATGGAAGAAGTGACTGACGATCCACTCTAGGGCTTCTTCGGGTGTCATGCGGCCACCTTCCACTTCTCGACATCGCCAAGGTTGGGTCCGATCTCAACGGTCACATCGAACTGGACTCCGTGCGTATCGAACATCGGTTCCATCATTACCTCACGCATCCGCGATATGCCTTCATCGATCCGGTCTTCCAGGATCTCGGTGACCACCTGGTCGTGTACGGTGTACAACGGGAACCCGATCCCCTTGAGTGCGTCTTCGGCCTTGACCAGCGCCATCGAGCACATATCGCTCGCGGTACTCTGGATCGGGAAGTTCACCGCCTGGTTCTGCACCTCGTGTCGGTTCTGGTGCGTGATTAGCATCCACCGGCGCTTACGACCAAACGGGGTGGTCAGCTCACCGTTGGTCAGGGCCTCGTGCATCCGATCCTGCTGCCACTGGTAATAGTCCGGGTAGACACCCCAGAATGCGTCAATGAAGTCCTGCGCCTTGCGCCGCCGGATGTCCTCGGGTATCTCCACTCCACCGAGAACCTCCAGCAGGGGACCTCGAGATAGGGTGAACGCACTGCGGTTATACATCACCCCGAAGGTGACTCGCTTTGCCGCATGGCGGTCCGCGTCGTCCACCTCTTCCCGTCGGAACATATATCTCGCGGTGACGGCATGCGGATCACTGGCCAGGAGTACCTCGGCAAGTCGCGGGTCAGCAGATAGCGCTGCCGCCACACGCATTTCCAGCTGCTTGTAGTCGAATGCCGCGATGACGTAACCGGGACGAGCAGGAAAGAGACGCCGTGTTTCAGCGGCAAAGTCTTCGTCGGCGAGAAGGCGATGGGCGCCATAGTGCGGGAGAACCTGGAGTAGTGGCTTGACCACCAAACGGCCAGTAGCAGTGCCCGCGAGGTTGAAGTCGGGATGGATGAGGCCATCGGGGTCGATTTCACGGAGCAGCCCAATCACGTAGGTGCGGAACAGCTTGAAGTAAATGCGGTACTGCTGCATGAGCTGACCGAAGTCGGTGTCCTCATGTCCGATCAGGAAGTCAGCGTCCACGGATCGCGGGTTGCGCTGTCGATTCCACTTACTCGTGAATTTGCGGTTCGTGGTGCCGTCGGTCGCGGAGAGACCGAGCACATCGAATGCCAGGTGCGCCAACTGCGGATGCGAGTTCGGATTGAACTTCGGTGACTTCTGGATCTTCGGGTCCTTCGGCCACCCGGCTTCAACTGCTAGGGCGTGTAGCTGGTCAGCGAAGTGCGTGACCTTGCCGCCCCAGTTGAACTGGAGATCATCGAATTGCGAGGTATCAACCGGCAGCCCTCGGGCCGCAATTCGTCCGCAGGTGAGGGCCAGTGGCTGTAGAACGTTTCGCACCAGCCCCATCGTACCTTCGTCCCGTACCATCCCGGGGAGGATCTGGTTGAGCTGATAGCCGTTATCAACGTCATCCACTCCGTAGCGCGCAAGCTGCCTCCACTGCGTTTTGTTCTGCGGTCCTAGCTGGTGGCGATATCCGGAATCGCGCAGTCCCCGTTTGTACGCGGGTGCGTTGAGCCATGTACGAGACAGGGGTTCCAGACCAACTGCCCCTTGTCGTTCCGATAGCCCAAGGCCCAGCAACAAGGTGTCCCGTACATTGCGGTCAGCGGGCGCAACTCCGAGGTTGAATCGGAAAACCCGGGTATCATAGGTCGAAATGTTATGACCAGTCCATCGGATTCGCGGTTCGGTGAGGAGTCGTCGGAGTCCCCGTTTGATGCGGTCCGTGAAGGCCATTTCTCCGATTGCACAGGCTCTCCTACCGTCATAGAACTGGATCATTAGCCACCGATCCCGCTCGGGATGCGGTCGGCCTTTGCCCTTCGGCTTGAGGTTATTTGCTATCTCATACGGACTCTGGAGTGTCTGCGATTCCGTGTCCACGGAGATGGTAAGCCCAGTTTTGGACTCTCTCGCTCGGCGGAGGTAGTACTTGATCGCTTTCGCTGCCTCGTCCTCGGTGGTAATAAAGCGCCACCGCAGATGCCGCTTCGCATTCGGCTCCGGAAGCGGGGACTCTCCCGACAAGAAGCGCGCAATCCGCCAGATGGTGTTCGAGATCGGTGGATAGAACCCGTCGCTCCTCAGCGCTGCCGCCGGATGCCATGTCGGGATCACCCACGCTTCGAGGTACGGTTCCCATAGTAGTGTCCCCTCCGCGTTACCGAGACTGTCCCTGGTGCCGCCAACGAATTGCCACGCGAACTTGCCGAGGGTCAAGACAATCCTGGGTCGCCGTGCTTTGATCTCCTGGAACAGCCGTGGACCGCATGCCAGCAGGTGGACCTTCGTTGGCTTGACGTTACAAAGAGTGGCATTCGTCCTATATGTCGCATCCAAATCGAGACCGTGGTTCTCAAACGTTGCCCGGAGTAGCTCACCCGTGCGGCCCATAAACGGCTTGCCAACGATAAGCTCAGTCTCACCTGGTGACTCACCGACAACTACCAGGTCGGCCTGATCGGGTCCGTAACCTGGACACCACCGCTGTCCCGGAGTACCGACAAAGGGGCAGCCACCGCATCCCGTACCGGCACTAGGCCGTCGCTTCACTGCCATAGCCTATAGGCTATCAGGTTTCGGGATATCGACCAAGTCGCGATTGATCGATGACGACGTGGCGATATGCTGGCAGTCGCAACCCGTGCACTCGGCATGAAGAGACGCCATTCGCATCTTCACTCGATCCGGTCCTTCGACAATCCACGATTCTCCTGCGCCAAGCCACATGCCGGCCGCCTTGCACGGATCGCAGATCATATCGCTGCCTCGATTGCAAGTAGCGGCCACGCATTCCACATCGTACCCGCCTCGTCTCGGTAATTGACTTCGCCGTCCTCGGTCCAGGAGCACAGTACCCCTTCAACGAACACGTTCTCGTCCAGTTGGATGCGGACGCGCGTGTTTCGCAGAGCGAGCAGCTCTTCGTCCAGCGGAAGGGTCATGCCGAGTACGCCGTTGGATCGGGGACACCCGCACTCGCGAATGCGTTCCTCCGTGCTCGGCATGAACTGCACCTTCCGCAGTGCTTGGTGTCGCCTTCGTAACAGGACCAGGTGTCGACGCTAGCCCACGGGATACTGAGCACCGATCCCAGCGTGACGATCTCGGCCTTGGTCAACGTATCGAGCGGGGTCTCGAGCTCGATGTGCGTGCCCTTGTTGACGGCGAATGGGATCAGCGAGCGCCAGCGTTCGGCCCAGCGTCGATCATTATCGGGGTACGCCACTGCGGCGGTAGCATTGATCCCCACGACAACCCGGCTCATGTTCTGCGCTTCCGCAAACGAGATACCGAGGGCGGTGAACACCGTATTCCGCGCTGGCGTCCATTCATGTGCGACTCCCGGCTTCGGATCCTTCTCGACCGCCGGACCGAGTTCCAGCAGCGCCGATCTCGCGAACTGTCGAAAGAACGCTACTTCGATCATAATCGGCGTTGCGGTGTGGAAGCGATTCGTGAGTGCCATCGCGATCTGCTTGGTCGCGTTCCACTCCTTATCGCATGCGCGCTGCCCGTAATCAAAGAACAGCAGTGTGGTCGATTCCGGGTAGGTGAGCTGAATGTCCCACGCGGCCACGAACGAATCGAGGCCACCGCCACAAAGGACGAGATTACCGCTCATAGCTTAACTCCCTCGGCGTATTTACTCCATGCATCTAGCGTATCGTAGAACATGGTCGAACTGAACTCAGCTGGAGGTTCGTATTCGAAGTATTCGATTGACCCGCCCAGCGCTTTGCGTCCGGGGTAGTGCACCCGGATTGGCGCGGGAGGGTAAACCGGATTGCCGGTCAATGCGAGCACGGCGAACTTACTCGCATCTGCCGAGACGCAATGTGCGAATGTCGGTGATCTGAGCTCCACCGCTTGCTCGCTGATCCCGAGTAGGTGCACGTTGCGCCGGCACACCTCTGGCTCGGTCTGCAGGATACGAACGCGCCGGAAACGGCGATTAAGCGCCTGCGGGTCGTCTTGCAGCCGACGCTCCAACGACACACCGAACCACGTGATCATCGGATCGCGCAGAGCGGCTAGCTCGCGGGCACAGGACAGGAAATCGCCGTGCTCGATGCCGTGCGGAACGGCCATCAGATGCGACTGCGGGGACACCCGCTGTATCTCCTTGCGGTACGTTTTCGCATACGCAACGGTAGCGGAGACGTCATCGATAACGTCGGGAATGATGACCACGGTCGGCTTCAAGAACTGCGCCGCCCCGATCCAGTCATCGATGCTAATCTCGACGTTCTCGTGAACCGGGTTATCGAGGATCACCAGCTTGCCGTTAGCTACCTGCTGCCGATGGAACTCAGCGTAGAGCTCATCTCGGATTACGAGGTTGCTCAGGCACAGGAACGCATCGGAGTGGTAGACCACCGGTAGCAGCGATGTCGGTACGATGTGCGCGAGTTTAATCGGAATCGCCTCCCACGATCTCCTCTCCGAAGGCAGTGACTTCGTTTATCAGCGACTCTTGCGTCTTACCGTAGTGAATAACCACGGTCATCCGCGGGAAGCCCAGTGCGACCATTCGTGCGGGCGAAACGCGGATCGGCTCACCGGCCACGAGTCGGGTGATGTTCTCCCCGTCCAGACCGAGATATAGCGCTCCGCGTAGCTTTCCGGTAATCATAGCAAACTCCTTCGCATCGAGATCAGCTGGAGGAACTCGTTGCGCGCGTTCGCACTGTCCTGGTGCAAGCCGCGGACGGCGGAAGTGGTCGTTACCGCATCGGGCTCCTCCACCCCGCGTATCGCCATGCAACCGTGGCGTGCCCGGATAACGACCATGCACCCCTTTGGCTCCAGGTGCTCCTGGAGTGCGTCCGCTATCTGATCGGTGATGCGTTCCTGCACCCCGAGCTGCCTCGCGAAGTGCTCCACGAGCCGAGCCAGCTTCGAGAGGCCGCATATCCGCTTGTCGGCCAGGTAGCCCACGAACGCTTCACCCGTTACCGGTAGGACGTGGTGCGCGCACATCGAGATGTAGCGAATCGGTCCGACCAGCACTAGTGACGAGTACGAGTCCTCGAACGTGACCTCGAGAATCTCACCGACCCGATGCGAACCGGTGTCATGCGCGGCGAACTCCGTCAGCGCGGTTGCCACGCGTTCCGGGGTGCGTTCGAAGTGCGGATCCACGGGATAGCCGAGCTGGTGCAGGATCTCCCGTACTGCGGCCTCAAGCGGTTCGTTACGTCCCACGTTTATCGCCCCAGATCTCGATCTGTAGCCGCCCGGTGATGTTCCAGCCGTTCCGCATCGCGGGACCGACCCAGCACTGCAGTCCGTGCTGGATCTCTCGCCAGTCCGTTCCGCAGGGCATTAGCCACACCTTCTCGGCGGGAATCTTAGCCAGCGCGATGATCTCGTTGATCTCGTCTAGCTGCTCCTTCTCGGGTAGGTGGTGATCGACCACGAACTTGAACACCGCCTTACCCCGGGACTGCAGTGCGACCAGCGCTTCGATATTGCGCCGCAGTTCCAACGGGTTACCCGAGTGCGCCAGTTTCGGTGACACGTTGAAGGTGACGTTGTCGTACTGCGTAAGCTCACCGGGATGAATGGAGCCGGCCGTTTCGATCTCGAATACGAAGTTCCGGCGGATCTCTTCGTTGAGCTGCGAGATCAGCATGGACAGCGCATCGAGCTGGAGCAGTGGCTCGCCACCGGTGATGACCGTCAGCCGGCAATTCGACGCGTACACCTTCTGAACGATCGCGTAGAGCGACATGCGGAATAGCTCGTCCATCGGGTTGAACTGCTCACCCGATTGATGCATATCGCGATGGCGGTCATCGAACACCCAGGTGTACGGAGTGTCGCACCAGGTGCAGTGCTGGTTGCATCCGCCGAGACGGAGAAAGAACGCGGGAGTGCCCGCACTCGGGCCTTCCCCTTGAACGGTAGTAAAGGTCTCGGAGATCAGGATCCAGTCACGCATAGCGACCCGGAATCCGAACCGGCAGCTCGTTGGGAGCTAGAGTCGCCTCACGCAGCCGACCAAGCACTTCGGTGAGCTCGAGAGCGGCGTGAACTGTGCCCATCCCGGCGTGCCATGACGCCGCATTGGACGGGGTCTCGTCTACGTCCACTGCTACCGAGAATATCCCGGGAACGCCCAGTTTCACCTGCGCCCACTTACCGATCCACATTGCCAGGTTCTCGGTGGTCGGATCACCGTTGCAACGCCGCAGACCCGGCAGCACATGTCGAACGGACGTCGAGCCGCCGCCGCCTCCGCCTGCACCGCCGGCCATAACCGAGGTGTTATGTACTACCACGTTTGACGATCCGATGCCGGATTCCGGCGCACCGAAGAGATCGCTGGCGAACGGATCGTTCTCGTTCAGTAGTAGCTGGTGGTCGAGATAGGCATCGATGAAGCCGCGGAACGAGGCCTTGAG